TTGTGGCTTACGTAGTGTCTTTTGTGCTGACTTGTTAGTATCAAATCCTAAAATACTTGTACCTTTAACTGTAAAAGTTTTAGCATAGTCATCAGCAACATAGTATTGTAGTTTACGATTTTTAATATTGTAAACCCACATCTCACTTGACTTAAGAATTTTAGTAGGTTCTACAGTTTCTAATTTAAACTCTTCAAACTTTCTTAGCAGTTTTAATTTTCTTACCTGCTTCTCTGGTGGTACTGGTTTTTTCTTTCTAATACCTACTTTGGCCTTCTTGCTTTGATGATATGCGTCTAATTCTGCTATAATCGCCGCACAGTACTTGATCATGTTCTTTTGCTGGGTCTTAGTATAGCAACTATATCCTTCGCTTAAATCAGCGTCTACGCCAGCGACAGAGTCCTCAAGTTCTCTTTTTTGTTTTGTCCATTCATCTTTAATAATATTAACATGCTGAGCAAGTATGTTTCTTTCAGCTAAAAACTGTTGTACCATTGGCTTTTCATTTGATTTAATATCGCCCGATACGTATTCGTCCCATAGTCCATCAATGTCACCTGCGGCTAAATGTGCTCGCTCTATCATAATTTCTTGTATGTTAGGTTTATTTGCTTTAGGTTTTAGTTCTTGTTCAGCATCGTCTTTAGCTAAACTCTTTGCATTATTATGTATAGCTTCTTTTGCTTTTACGCTGATGTATTCTATTTCTTCAGCAGTTAGCTCTAAGCCTGTTTGTTGCATTCTAATTAACCAACCTATAGTTGTTGGTGTCCAACTGTCTTTAATAGCATTAAACTTTTTACTTTGTTCTTTGTCATTTTCTGTAAGCCATTCTACTATCCATTTTTTAGCTTGTTTCTTATCGCAGACATATCCATACCAGTTGTATGCCCACATCATTTTTAGTCGACGTTCTTCAGGCTTTGGCTGAGTAGTAAATTTTGGTTCATCGCCTTTAGCTTTACGATCTTCAATTCCTACTTTAAGTTCTTTAAATTTCAAAGTAATGCTCCCATGGTTATCATCTTGTTTATATCTGCTATCATTGTATTTGTTTCTTCTAACTTAGTTAAAAATTTTCTTGTAGGCTTATGCAGTCTACGACATTCAACTTCTTGTATACTTAATTCATTTACTAATATATCTGTATTTTTAAACATTATATATAAGTCTTTTTGAATTTTATAGTCTAAATGGCTGATTTTTTGCTCTAAATGGTTTCTTAGTGCTTGCCAATCAACTGATGAATGTATTTTATCCATTTGCTAACTATATAGAAAATTTTATAAAAGTAAAGCTATTATATATTCTTTTGGATATATTGTCAAGGCAGGCAAAGACGATAAATAATACAAAATAGGAAATAGAAATGCCAAGACTAAGTTTATACAGACCAAATAAAACAAACGATTACAAGTTCTTAGATAACACTATCCGAGAAATGTATACTGTTGGTGGTATGGATATGTACGTTCACAAATATCTAGGACCAAAAACAGTAGGAGATTCTGCAGACAGAGATACTGGTGATGCAACTAGACCTGTCTATGATGAATCAAATCCCTTGTTCATTGAAGATGTTTTATTCTTAGAAAATAGAGATCGTGAATATGATGATAGCATATACATCATGCGTGGTGTCTATAATGCACAAGATATTGACTTTGATCTAACACAGTTTGGATTATTCTTAAATGGCGACACAGTATTTGTAACATTTCATTATAATGATATGATCGATACACTAGGTCGTAAGCTTATGGCTGGTGATGTTATTGAGTTTCCTAATTTAAAAGATTATCATCCGTTAGACGATTCGGGTCCTAAGGCATTACCAAGATATTATGTAGTGCAAGATGCAAGTTTTGCATCAGAAGGTTTCTCACAAACATGGTTACCACACTTATGGCGTGTTAAACTAACACCTCTTACAGCAAGTCAAGAATACAATGATATACTTAACAAGCCAATGGATGAGGATAATCCATCAGCTGGTACCATTGAAGACTTTGTAAGTCAAAAGAAAAAGAATTTAGAAATTAATGATCAAATATTACAACAAGCTGAAGTTGAAGTTCCATCAAGTGGTTACGACAATGCAGGATTCTATGTTGTTCCTACTAAAAACGATGAACCAATCAATCATGAAGATGTTGCTGATGGCGATAGTACAGAAACACCAGGTGTGTCAGCACAAGCAGATGGTTACCTAGTAGGTTACTTAACAGGCAATAACATACCTCCAAATGGTAAACCTGTGACTAGCGGAGTTTCTTTTCCAGGCAGTCCAGCAGAAGGTGATTATGCACTAAGATTAGATTACTTTCCAAATAGATTATTCCGTTATGACGGAGCTCGTTGGGTTAAAGTAGAAGATGGCGTGAGAACAGATCTTACTCCAGGTAGTGATAATAAAACACAACGCAGTGGATTTGTTAATAATTCTGAAACAATTACAACAACAGACAGAGGCAATATTTCAAGTCGTCAATCACTTAGTGACTTGCTCAAGCCTACAAAGGATAACTAATGGCTTTACAAAGTTTCTTTTATGATGAACAAATAAGACGCTTCTTATTACAGTTCACAAGAATTTTTTCAAACTTTCAAGTTGAGTATGGCAGAAATGATAGCGGTCAGCCAACATATACTAGAGTGCCTATTCGTTACGGTGATAGTTCGAAACAGGCTTCAGTTATTATGGCAGATAATTCAGCTAACAAAATACCTAACTCACCATTGATGACATTTCATATCACTAGTTTAGACTATGCTAGAGATAGAATGCAAGAACCTAACTTTGTAGATAAAAAAGTATTTAGGCAACGTACCTGGGACGATGAAACACAGACATACGAACAGACACAAGGCAATGCGTTTACAGTAGAAAGACTAATGCCAGTACCATATAACTTAACACTTAATTTAGATATATGGACTACAAACACTACAATGAAATTACAGATATTAGAACAAGTATTGACTCTGTTTAATCCAAGTTTAGAAATACAATCAACTGATAACTATGTTGACTGGACTTCATTGAGTGTTGTAGAATTAAACAATACTAACTGGTCATCAAGATCAATTCCAATGGGGCAAGACACAAATATTGACATCAGTACATTAACATTTAGCTTACCTATATGGATTAGTCCTCCAGCAAGAGTTACTAAAATGGGTGCTGTGCATAAGATTATTGCATCAGTATTTGATGCTAACGGTGATGCTAAAGAAGCACTAGTCAATGATGACTTACTGTTAGGCACAAGACAAAAGATTACACCGTTTGGATATCAAACTGTGCTAATAGGTAATCAACTACAATTATTAGAACATAATCAAGTTGAATCAAACGAAGGAACACTGGATCCTGCACAAGGACAACCAAGTAGTATTTTTTGGAAAAGTCTAGTAGATGTGTACGGAGAATTGCGTGCAGGTATTACTCAAATTAGATTAACTATTCCAGGAACGACAGCAGAAGTTGTTGGTACTGTAGCATATCATCCAGCAGATGATCATTACTTGCTATTTACGGTTGATGAAGATACTATTCCTACAAACACCTTAACAGCAGTAACCGCAGTTATTGACCCACTGACTAGTGGCCCAGGTGATGGGTTGGCGGTCGCGGCAAGTGGTCAACGTTATCTATTACTAAATGCAATAGGTGATAGTGATAATACAGATGCCTCAGATGCTTGGGGTAGTCTAGTTGCTTCAAAAAATGATATCATTGAATATGATGGTTCTAATTGGACAGTATCAACTGATGCTAGTGCAACTTCTACTACGCAATATGTAACTAACCTAACAACAAGTGTTCAGTTTAAATGGGACGGAACTACTTGGACTAAAAGTTATCAAGGTTTATACGAAGGTGGCGAATGGAGTCTAGTCCTATAAATGCTGTTGGTGTTTGGTTGTATAGCCAAGCAACTAACAGATATCTTTATCTTTTAAGAAATGATCCAAAGCATCCAGGAAGTTGGGGACTGCCTGGCGGCAAGGTTGAACTTGGCGAAAGTCTATTAGATGCAATGCAACGTGAGTGCGAAGAAGAACTAGGCAAATATCCTGATGTTATTAAACTTATTCCTATAGAACATTTCACATCAGCAGACAATAAGTTTGTTTATCATACATTCTTTGGAGTACTTTCTAAAGAATTTGTACCAACATTGAATCATGAACATTTAGGGTATGCTTGGGTAAACTCAGGTGAAATACCCAAACCGTTACATCCTGGGTTCTTTGCCACAATTAATGTTGATGAAATAAAAGAAAAAATTAAAACAATAGAACTAACTATTTAATTACTGAACATCACAGTAGCTTACCCACTCTTGGTAAGACATTCTACTAAAGTTTGGACAATCTCTCCAAGTACTAGGAACTGGCATATCATTGCTAACGTGATAAAAATCAACACCTGGGTAAGTTGTCATTAGCTTGTGCATTTGTTGTCTCATCTTATGATCTTCTATAGTACGATGTTTATCTGGATCATCTTGAGAAACATAAACATTATTATTATAATTTGGGCTCATCTGATTATCAAATCCTAATAAAAATATTTCTTTATGTCCGTCAAAACATGCTAGCCAAGTTGCTACTAATGCAGTTCTGCCACGCATTGATTGCGGCATTAAAAAGAATTCCCCAGGATATTTTATGCAGTTTTTTGCTGATGTGTATACTGTACAACGCTGTGTGTATCCGCTGTCAATACACTCTTGTAACTTTGTGTCGTCGAAAGTAATAAAGAAATCTAACTGCATTTCATTATGCAGTTGGCCTGTGCCGTATGTTTGAAGTTTTTGACGACCTAGTAGTCCGCCTCTGTGCTTTTCTAATCTTGTAACATCATATGCTAATCGACTTTCACCACTGGCCATAATAGCGGCTCTACCTGATATGTGTTGATTTTTGATTGGATTATCAATCCACTCTTTTTCAGTTTGGCGATTGCCGTCTTTGATAATGGTATTAAGGACAACATATTCACCGTCATAATCTTTACGGTAAATTTCTTGCATGTTAGAGTCTGCCTACCGCTACTTCGACAGTTCCTGCGTCGTCCGTGTTCTTTGCTTCAAGTGCTTTACCAATAATTGATCCAGGAACATATTCACCGTTGCGTGCTTCTGCATGTCCTGGTGTTGCACTTGTTACTAATAGATCACCTCTGTTGACTTGACCAACAACTTTACATGGAACACGACCTAATAGAGCAATGTCTTGTCCGTCAATTGATTGGTTCATTTTAACAGCAGGGTCTGTTGAAATAATACCTAGTACTGCATGATCGTTTGATTTTGTACATTCAGTTGTTTCACTATCACCACCAATAACAACGACAGTACCTGGTTCATAAATTTTGTCAGTAGTGTAACGCTCAGCAACGTCAGCGTATTGTGCTGATGTTGATTTAGCATGAACTGTATTAAATCCTACAGTAGAATTACCAATATTGCCTGTGCCATCACTTTGACCATTTAACACATCAGCATATACAGTGTATCCTGGAATTTCAAAGCCGCCAGCTGTGGAACCATCGTGTATACGAACCACATCGCGATCAGTGTCTACAGTAAGTTCTCCTACTGCACCAGTAAACGAGTTATTCTGTGCTGTTGTTCCTCTTCTAAATTGTACTTGTTTTGCCACGTTTGAATTCCTTTATTATATTAGTATTTATCACTAACTGATTATTGCAAGATCTTGAACTCGTCGCCAATTAGTTCCATCACTAAACGCTAAAGTAGCCCCGTTAGTTTCGTCACTAACATATATAATTTGTGCTACTGCACTAGTAGCAGTTGGCACTGTACTAACTGTGTATGCTGGAATGCTTAGTTGGCTAGCTGTAATTGCTGTAGCAAAAACACCTAAATTATATGTTGCTGTAGCTGGTGTATCTGTTACTAGTCCTAAGTCTTCTTCACTAGTACTCCTGTCGGTAATTAAACCTAAATCCTGATTATCCACACCATCAAAGTGAGTTGTACTAGAAGCATCAGCAACAGTTGTTCCGCCTAATGCAAATGTTTTAAAAACGTTATCAAATCTAAATCCTCGTGAACGTCTCGAATATGATGTGAACCAAGCCATTAGTTAGTAATCTCCATTGTTTTTACCACTGCCATCCATTTAATTGTCTTGCCTGTGGCTCCTTGACAAGTAACAACAACTGCATCTTCAGTATCACCTGCTAAAGCATCAACAGTCCAGTCAATGTCATCACGAGCAACAGCAACTTCGTAAACTGTGCCCACGTCTGCTGTTGTTCCTGAAAAATTATCTGCTACACCTTTTAACTGCCAACCTGCTGATTCGCCTGTGGCATCTGTTCTTCTAGCTACAATATCTACTGTATAAAACATTGTTGTGTCAGTGCTAATAGAAACTCTTGAATCTGTTGTTCCACCTACAAATATTTCAGTAACTGAGTCGTCTGTAGTTGTTCCGTATAATACATATCTTTTATTAACAAAACCTGTGTCACCGTGTAAAAACACTGAATCAGCATCATCTATATCCAAATCACCCGACACGGTAATATCACCAGATATATCTATTGACGAACTATTGACCCATTGTGAGCCATTATACTGTAATAAATCGTTTGTTGCTGTTGATGTAAGTGTAACGTCTGCTAGAGCATCCACTGAACTGCTATCAATGGATGAATGCTGTTCAAATGTTAATGCTGTTGAATCAATTGTTATTACACCGTCAGTGGTTAATTTCCAAAGGGTGTCAGCATATGTTGAACCTTCTGTAACCATACAGGTCATACCAGCTACAATAGTTCCTTGATGACTACCGTCACGACTACGTATCCAGGTACCATTAGAGCCTGATCCTACAACTGTACATCTATATAATCCGTTTTCTGAAGCTGATGTTTGACCTGTGACTAATATACGATCGTCAATAGTAAGACTAACTCCATCAACGGTAGCTGGAGTGCCACCGCTGAGAGTTACGTTTGAACTGCTAAGTATCCGAACGGCTGATTTAGCACTTACGCCGGATAACTGATGGGCTCTAGGCCTGGTTAATGCCATACTAACCCCTTTTTAATTAAGCTACATCTCCAAAGGATGCCGCTGTTCTTTCTGTAAATCTAAAGCTACTGCCTGCTAAAGGAGTAACTGTTCCTGCATCTACACTTATTTGAATATCTAATCTACCACCTGAGTTTGGTCTACATGAGCCAAGGTATGTAGCAACATATGTATCTGCGGAATTCAATGTTGAACTAACTAAAGTGTCGCCTGCATTATCAAAGACTTTAGTATCAGCACCAACAGCGCCACCAGCAATACCAGTTGTAAGCTGACAGTCAAATTCGTGTAAGTCACCTGATACATCATTAAATTCAAACACTGGATTACCTGTTGAACTGTTACTAAATCTTAATTGTATAAAGAATTCGTAAAACTTTCCAGCATCTAAGTTTGGTGAGACACCAAAAGCGTCTGTTGGAGTTGCTGAAATAGCACTACCGTCTGCAGTTAGATAATGGAACATTTCATATGTAGCTCTTTCTTGAATACCTGTTGATCCAAAT